TTGACTGAAGCAATGCTAGTCAACTCTGAGTCCATCAGCGCGCCAGCGGCTGTAACATTAGCTGTATCCGTTACGTCTGCTGAGGCTTCGATACCATCTAGCTTACTGTGATCTGCATCGGTAAATACATTAGAGTCCGTAGCGGCTTCTACTGCGGCTCTAATCTCTGCATTGCTTTGGTCTGCCGTAGCCCCTGCTTCAATACCATCTAACTTACTGTGGTCTGCGTCAGTAAAAACGTTAGAGTCACTTGCGGACTCAACCAGTGTACGAATCTCTGCGGCTGTTTGGTCAGCAGTAGCACCAGTTTCAATGCCGTCTAGTTTAGAACCATCTGTAGCTACGTCACGTCCGTCTACAGTACCACTTACGGCAACATTGCCTGTAACGCTTACACCCGAAGAAGTTGTTGCGATCTTAACTGAATTGTCGTGGTACAAAGAGACAGCACCGTCTGCCGCAAAGTCAGCTAGTATCTCGCCTTCGTACTTCTCAACTCGAACTGACGCATTACCACGAAGTGTAAGGTTTCCAGTGCCAGCATCATCAATGTAGCTGTGAGTACCTGAGTGGTAGATCTGTAGGTCACTGCCTGCGCCAAATACTAGACGATCATCAGATACGCTTGCACTGTCGCCAAAGACAATGTTTGTACCGCCCGTTGTATTGCCGTTGGCTAGAATCTCAGATAGTTCGTTGTTAGCTCCAACTTGGCTATCAACATAAGCTTTAATAGATTGCTGAGTAGCAAGCTGTGTAGCTGAGTTAGACGCCATGTTGTCTTCGTCAAGTACAGCCGTACCTGATACACCTGTGTTCAGTACAGGAGACGTAAGCGTTTTGTTAGTTAGTGTTTGTGAACCAGTCAATGTGGCAACGGTAGAATCAATAGCAAAGGTAACAGCATTACCTGAGCCAGACGTATCAATACCAGTGCCACCTGTGAAAGTCAGTGTCTCAGAGTCCAAGTCAATACTAAGCGCACCACCAGTGTCGGCTTGGAAGTCTAGGTCTTGTGCAGTGACTTGTGAGTCAACGTACGCTTTTACGGACTGCTGTGTAGGAACCAGAGTTGCACTGTTAGATGCCATGTTGTCTTCATCAACAAATGCAGTGACAGCAATAGTTCCGTCAGAAATAGTTTCAAAGGTCAGGGTTCCGGTAAACGTAGGCCCTGCGGTATCTGCTTTGGTTGCAATAGCAGTGGAGATTGCATCAAACTCAGTTTCAAATTCAGCGCCACGGATAATTTTTCCTGAGTCGCCTGTAGGTAACGAGTCCTTAGCTTCAAAGTCTGTGGTCTTAGAGTAGTTCGACATCTGAGGTTCCTATTGCAGAATATATACGAAAAGAAGAAAAGCCCCCCGAAGGGGGCCAGGTATCATTACTCAGCGATTGCGAGTACGAAACCAGCTTCAGGACGGTATACCTGAACACCGTACAGGCAGTCAGCCGTATACAGAGTTGAGAGGTATTCCTGCTTGTACTGAGTCTGCGAACGTACAGCTTGCTGTTCTGCCATGACAATAGCGTCAGAGTGGAACAGAAGTGCCGCGCGAGTATCAGCAGATCCAGCAGTGTTATCAGCCGCCGCTTCGATAGTACGGCAGTTAGCTGAAACATAAACGTCTACACCGTACAAGTTTCCGATAAGACCAGAGTTCACGGCTTGACCAGTTACAAAGTCAGAAGACACATAACGATCAATACCCATGATGGTATTACGGACAGAAGGTGGAATAACAAGCGAACGTCCGTCCATAGGTACGTTGTTGTCATCAAGCTTCTGAATCATGTCGCGGAAAAACGCATCAGTAAACACGTCTTGGGTTGGCACAATAGTGTCATCGGTATACTGAGTAGTAGTACCGTTGTCATTAAAGAAACAACCAGTGTGCTGATAGTCAGTAGCCGCTGGGCTAAATACAACAGCACCACCATCACCAAAACCAGTACCCGCCGCGTGAAGGTCATTGTCAACCTGCACTGAAAGCGCGTAGCCCGCATCTTCAGTGTAGAACTGACGGAGGCTGTTGAGAGCCTGTACTTCTACGATGTCTTCGATAAGACGTGAGTACTCGAAGTGACGATCGATATCGACAGTCAATTCGCTTTCGGTGTTTGCGATGATAGTAACCGCAGTGTCAGCCGCTTTCGCATTCGCATCACCACGAGTGGGCTTAGGAATGTGAAGCTTGTCGCCTTTCTTGCCTGACATAGCCAGCTTTTTAACAAGCGGAGCCATCTTCAGGTTCTTTTGATAAGCGGCAATAATTTCATCCGACCAAATTTCCGGAATAAAAGTATTCGCTTCTGTTTTCGCGGTAAAACCCCCGCTTCCAGGATAAGTTGCAGTAGCCATGTCAATCTCCTTTCAGATTATTTGACTCGACCCTCTGCGTATGCCTGAAATATTTCATTTGACAGGGCTTGGTAACGCTCGGGGTCAGTTTTCATCAGTTTAATGATGTCGGCCCTGCGATACTGTTTCTTTGCGGTTGACTCGGCACTGCCTCGAGCTTTACCTGTATTAGCCGCCCGTAGTTGTTGCTTACGCACCTGTTTTTCAACATTAACGGTTTGCTGTGCAACTACCTTTCTTTCTTTCCAGAGAGAAAATAGCTCATCAGCCGCGTCAGCATTGTACTGTTGGTCAGCTTCTACAAATAATTGAGTCCTAATCTTTGATGCCCCGATCCACTCTGCAAACTTCGGATCAGCAAGAATTGTTTGCATGTCTGGGTGTTTGTTACCCAAAGACGCTAACGCCGCCTGCTTCTTGTAGTCTTCAGTGTATTTCTGGGCCTCTTTAATCTTAGGATGGTTATCAATTGCTCTGTTAACAGCTCCTTGAGGATCCGTAAAATAATCAATATCGCTTTCAGGCTCAACATTCTGTTGAGGTGCTGGCGATGGTGTTTGAGTAGTAATGTACTCATCCACTATCTTACGAAGCTCACCGACCTCGTTAGAGTGCCGACTCATCACCTTTTCAACTTCTTGGTGCATCTGAACAACTTCTTTCAGAGATTTACCTCGGTATTGCTCTGGAATATCGTCGTCAGTGTCAGTCTCTACCGCGTCTTGAGTCTGCTCAACAACATCAACAGATTCCTCTGCATCAGCCTGCTGAGTCTCTTGGACTTCGTTTTCGATGTTTTCCGCATTCTCCTCTTCGAGGTGCGGATCAAGCATCGTTGCTCTAGACATAATTAAACTCCGTTTGGAGATTTACGTTTTCTGCCAGCTTCTTCATGTTCCCGTACCCACTTCATGTGGCGACCTGGAAAGTCCCCACTAGATCCGTCGAGTACGCATTTAGGCGCTGACAGCATTTTAGTAGCAGTCAAGCCACAGTCGCACCTACTGACTGTCTCTCCACTGCGTACCATCTTTTCAAATATACGACCGCAATCACAGCGAAAGTCGTATATCTTATACATCTAACTCTTCTTGCCCTTCCGCTTCAGCCTGGTCTCGCGCCGCAGTAATCGTTCCTTCTAGATTGATTACTGTAGCTAGAGCGGCAACCTGGCCTTTGCGATAGAACAACTCCTCCTGATCTTTAACTGTTTGAAGATCCGCTAACTGCCTTGCATTGTTAGCTAACTCTTCTGTCAACTGCTTAAACCCAGCATGGTTAAACAGTTCGTTATAGTTGTTAAAGTACTCCTCAAGTTCAGGCGTCATATTCCTATCTCTCTTTGGTTGATTATGTGCCTTGTAGCACGGTTTTTAAAAAATGTCAGGCTTTTTTGGTTGTCTTTCTGCGACGACCTGATGCTGTTACAGCATGTTTAATCTTGGCAGGGCCAGTCTTGCGCTTTGCTGAAGACTTTTTTTCTGCCGCAGTCATCTTAGCCGCCACCGCTTTTGGCCTGCAAGAAGGATAAGGACGCTTACTTTTCTTGGCAGACTTGCGACCACAAGGCTTGCCCGTCTTAACGTCAACCCACTCTTCTTTAAACCAATTAGTAAGACCGCCTTTCGTTTTAGCCATAAGTGCCACCACGCTTCTTATAGGTCTTAACCAGCCAAGCATTAGCATACGCTGAGGGATAGACATCAAACTTACGTTTAGCCTCAGACTTTACCCGCGAATAAAGCGCCTTGTTGTTTACATTCGCAGGTATCGCACTTTTCTTTTTAGGCTTTGGCTTTGCCTTTGCCTTAGGCATGACTACTTCTTCTTTTTTCGATTAGTCATTGTGCGCTGACCACGCTTAGGCATGGCTGGCGATTTGCCTCTTGGTTTTGATGGGGGCGTTTTTTTGGGTGTCTTCATTCCATAACCAGGCATTGCTTTCTCCTTTGCTCTCTGCGAGAGATCATCAAAATGAAATAGTTTTATCGACGTTTTACCATGAGTCTTACCAGAATGGAGTGACCCATCTGGCATTTTATGTGTGCCACCTTTGTGTTCAGTGCCATCACGCTTGTAATGCTTGACGCCTTTAGCCATTACCATTTGACCTTATGCGACCAATAACGCGCAGATAGTTTACTGGGATTTGAGTCCTGAGCATTGTGTCGGGCATAGTAACTTTTTTTTCGCGCTTTATCCTTTGCGGTTTTAGGGTTCTTCCCTGCACCTTTGACTCCCTGCTGACCAAAACGAATTGTCTTGATCTTATCACCTTGTTTCGCAACTACAACATGCGATTTAGTGGGATGGTTGGGTGTTCTCTTCGGCTTGTTGAACCCGCTTACGCCTGCGCGCTCGAGTCGGGGATCCCTGTTGCTCATTGGTTAAAGCCTCCACCTTGGCCTGGAGTTCTTTGACTTGGCGCGCCAACGGCTCCATTTGGGCGTTGAGCTTGCTGTAAATCATTTGGAGTTCTCTGTCTGTTAACATTCTCTTTTCCTTGGATTTGCTTCTCTTTTAGTAGTGTGTCGGCAATCTTCATACGACGCTCAAACTCTTTGTCTTCTTGATCGCCTTCACGCAAGTTTCTAGTAACCGCATTGATCTTGTCAATTTCAAGCTCTTGTGGAACCACAGCCGCTTCAGCCGCAAGCTTCTGCGCTCTAGCCGCAGACTCTTGTGCTTGTGCAGACAAGGCCGCAGTTTGTGACTGCTGGAATTGCAACTGTGCTTGTTGCGCCTGCATCTGCATTTGCTGTGCCTGAGGGTTAGGTTGCATAGCTTGAGTCATAGCCGCCAACAGTTCCT